CAGTCTCAGGTTTATCACCTCTAATTAGTTTATTAATAGGATTAGAATTAAGTGATGTACCTTTAGTTATTTGTAATAAAAAGAATAAACCTGTGGCTATGCTTGGTGTCGTGCCTCAAGGACTCTTCGGAGCAATTTGGATGGTAGGCACTGAAGATTTAAAGAAAATAAGTTTAAGTTTTATACGAAATTGTAAAGGAGTATGTGATGTTCTTCAAAAAGATTATCAACTTCTTAATAATTTTGTAGATGCTCGAAACACTTTACACATTAATTGGTTAAAGTGGATGGGCTTTACTTTCATTAACAAACATCAACGATACGGAATAGAACGTAGATTATTCTACGAATTTGTAAAAATATAATATGTGTAATCCAACTTTAGCAGTTGCGGCTTTATCTGCTGGTATGCAATATCAGCAGGCTATTACACAACAAAAATATGCTGAGATGCAAGCTAAAAGGCAAAATGAAATTGCTTTAGCTAATTTAGAATATAGAAGAAAAGCTTCATCATTAAAATTAAGACAATCTACAGAAAAGAATTTAGCAAAAATAAAAGAAGCTGAACAATTAATTAGAAGAAGGAAAGCTACAGTTATTGCTGGTAAAACTTTTACAGGAAATACTTATAATACTTTATTAGCTAATTATTATAGAAGTGAAGGAAACTACAGAAATACTGTATTAGGAAATATTCAGAAAAATAAATTCCAGTTTGACCAAACACAAACAGCTTTAACAACTCAATATGATGCTCAGTCTACTTATTCAATAGCACCAGATTTTCTTTATACAGCAGGAGCTTCATCACTAGCTTTTGCTAAAGACTATTACGATTACAAAGCTAAGAAGAACGCAAATAACGTAAATAGAGATTATTACAGTTACGCACAAACGGATATATCAGATTATGGTTAAAAGACTTAAAGACCCATCTCCTTACTTATCTCAAGTAAGTGGAGTAGACCCAGAAATAGTCTCACAAGATTATAACTTATTTTATAAACCGGATGTAAAGCCTATGAATAAGGCTGTTAATTCGTTGATAGTATCATTAAGCAATATTGTACCTACTCTAGCTAATTATCAAATAACAGAAGATATAAAGACAAAGGCAAAAGACGAGGCTAAAGCGGTTGAGGATTTTGAAATTGGGAAGAAGTCATTTAATGATTTAATTAATAACGGAAAGATACCTGAAGGTGCTAGTCCATATTATTACAATAAAATGATGGAGCTAGACCTACAAAGTAAAGCAAGATTATTTAAAAGAAAATTTGATAATTATTATATAAAAAGTGATTTAGCAGGTTCTTTAAATATTGAAGCTTTTTCTGAAGCTTATGATGAACAATTAAAAGCTTTTTATAAAGAACAAAAATTAGATAACTACGACCCATTAGCATTAAATAACGCTTTCTTTAGTACGACTTCTAAATTTAGAAATGAGAAATACCAACAACATTCAGCTAAAGTTATGGCGAAGATTAAAGGTCTAACTGAGAAAAGTTTTACTAATAATATTGCCGGTACAATTATTGATGGTCAAGATGATGCTAAAACTGCAAATGAAGTATTAAGAGACCTTAAAGGTTTAACAGATGGTTTCATTAGTGTTTCTGGAGGAGGAAGTCTTTCTAAAATGAGAGCTAATGAATTATTTATATTAGGATTCAATCAATATATTTCAAATGTAAATGATGAAGAAGGCTTTTCTTTTGCACAAGAATTACTTTACCACTTAAAATATTTTAAATTAGGTACAGGAGCTTTTGGTGGTTCATGGAATTATCCACTAAAGAGTTATCATTTTTTGAAAGTAAAAAGAAAAGAGAAACAGTTACAGATGATATTAAAAAACAAAACCTTGCAAATACTTATTGGGAAGAAATGGAAAAACAAGGTGCATCATTTAATGTTCTTAATTTTATAGATGAAAGAATACAAGCAACTGATTTTACAAATGGAGATTATACATTTAGTCCAGAAGATAAAAATTATTTAACAACTCTTCATACAGCTTTAGAAAAAGGAAAAGAAGTTACACATAATGACCAAGACGCTTTAATAACATTAATGAGATTACAAGATGATGATATTTATAAAGTTAAAGATACAGCATTTGCATTATTACAAGATTTAAAAATAACACCTCAAACTTTTAAAGAGTTTTATAAATCAGCAAATACTTATGAGTTCTTTAAAAATAATATTCATTTTGTACGTAGCACTGTGTATCAGGAATATATGAGGATGTTTAAAGATAAACTAAATTATATGGCGATGTTTAAAGATAAAAATCTTGCTCAATTACCTTTATTTTCCGCAGAAGCACCTGCGATGCGTAATTTGTTGCAGGAAAATTTATATCAATGGTATCAAGAAAATAAATCAAAATATTCAGGAAGAGAATTAACAAAACAATTAGATTTTCAAGTTAAAGCAGAATTGGGTGACATAATTTCAAATAGTATTGTTATTCAATCTGACTATGAAGGATTTGCGAAATTATTTGCAACATACGGAATAGTAATACAAGCGAGGAAAATAGATTAATGGCAAAAGAAATTAAAAGAGATGGTAAAGTAGGTGTCTTTCAAGATGATGCTACTGAAGAAGAAATAAACGCATACTTTGAAAGATTAAAAGAACCTGATGTACCTATAGAACCTAAAGAACCAGAAGGAGATGGTAAAAGAGGAATACTAACTGACGTACCGGTTCAAATTATGGGCGGTATTAGAGATGGAACTCAATCTACTATTGGATTATGGGAAAAGGTCAGTGAAGATTTATCTGACATAACAAATATTGGTGGATGGGTATTTGGTGAAGACGCTAAAGATGGCTGGGTAGATTATGTTACAGCAAAGGAAGCAAAAGAGAGAGGAACAAAATTTATAGGTTCAGGTAAAATAAGTGAACAGGATGCTTACCAATTACCTGAAGTAGATGAAGCTGACACAATAACAGGTGGATTAAGTAGAGGAATTTCACAGTTTTTAACTGGATGGTTTACAGGTGGTAAACTTATTAAAGGTACTGGATTAGCTGTTTCTTTAGGAAAAGGAGCAATAGCAGATGCACAAGTATTCGACCAAGATACAGGTCGTTTCTCAGATATGATTAATACTTACGCACCTGCATTACAAAATCCATTATTTGATTATTTAGCTTCAGATGAAGATGAATCTTTTTATGAAGCAAGATTAAAGAATGTTATTGAAGGTTTATTTTTGGGTGGAATAATGGAAGGTGTAATAAGAGGCACACCTCACGTTAAAGACCAATTATTCAATACAGCTAAATATCTTAAATTAACTAGAGCAAAACTTTCAGGTAAGAAAGTTGATATTGAAAAATTAAAAGAAGTAGAAGAAAATTTAATACGTTCTGCTGAATTAGAAATTACTCCAGTTGGTAAAGGAAGTGCTAAGAAATTTGCTGAAAGAATTATAAAAGAAGCTGACAGTAAAAAGACTGGTGAAGTTGTAGAAAAATTAAAAAAGATAACTTCGGCTGAAGAACTTAATGAAAAATTAGTAAGTAGTTTTGATAATTATATTGCCGCTATAAGAGCAGGTAAAAAAGGAATTAATTATAAAAACATAGATGATTTCTTTGATTTTGGTTTATCACCAAGAGCTTATGCTGACAGTAATTTTGGAATCATAGCTTTAGAGGCTATGCAAAGATTAATTAGAGCAGATAGAAAATTTGATAAAATTGCTGACTCTATTATTGAAAAGCAAGCATTAACGTCAGGTGGAGACATCTTACACACAACAAAAATGATGGGTCAGCTTGGAGATAAACTTGAAGGTGGCCTTAAATATATGTGGGCTTCTCAAGCAATAAAACAAAATCTTACTGACACATTATATAAAATGGCTAACTCACTTCGTAAGAGTGAAAAGACTTACACTGAAAATGATATGAAGTTAGTTACTGCTATTACTATGAAGTTAATTAGGTTCGATAGTAAAGTTACTTCTAATTTAGGTCGTGGTTTAAGATTAAGAGGAGTTCTTAAAGATGCTCATATGGATTTAAGCTCAGAGTCTATTCTTAATCAAGTAAAGAATTTTGAAAAATGGGATGGTAACTTCAAAGAATTTATTGAAGGTGTAGCATTAGTTAAAGATAAGAATATGTTAATTAGAATTACAGACTTCTTATTTAGAAATCAATTTTGGAATAAAGCTAACGAAGTATGGATGAGTTCTGCTTTATCTAATATTAAAACTCAAGCTATTAACGTACTTTCAACAGGATTAAATCAATACATAAAACCATTAGAAAGTTTTATTGGTTCAAAATTAACTTGGGGTTTAGATGCTTCAACTGCAAAAGGAGTTAGAAAACAAGCTGAAGAAGCTATGCAAACATTAGCTGGCCTTAGAAGTTATGTAGGTGATGCTTTAATGTTTGCTAAAAGAGCTTTCGCTGAAGAAGACAGTATCTTATTTGCAGGAAGTACAAAATTTGATTTAGGAACTACAAAAGCTTTAGGAACAAGTAGAGCCGCTAAATTTATTAGATTACCTTTAAGAGCTTTAACTTCGGCTGATGAATTTTTCAAACAGATTAACTATAGAAGTAAATTAATGACTGTAGCTGTTAGAGAAGCTAATGCTCATAAAGGATTAAGTAAAACTAAAGTCGTAGGAAAATTACCAAATGGTAAAAAAGTTACAGAATTTGAGGCTTATGTAGCAGATAGATTCAAAGCTGGGTTTGATGAAACTGGTTTACAAGGTGTAGATAAAGAGGCAAAAAGATACGCTAAAGAAGTAACTTTTACTAAAGAACTTGATGGTGTTTTAGGTAAATTTCAAGAAGCAGTAAATGAAGCACCAATATTAAAGTTAATAGTACCATTTATTAAAACTCCAGCTAACTTAGCTATTCAAGCTATTGAGAAAACACCTTTAGGAATATTTGGTAAAAATTGGAAACACTTTGCCGGACATAGTGGAGATGCAGTTAGAATAGCAGAAACTAGAGGAAGAGTAGCTTTAGGTTCAACGATTTTATTTACAACAGCATTATTAGCTAACAGTGGACATATTACTGGTGGTGGTCATCCTGATAAATCAATTAGAAGAAATCAAAGAAACGCAGGCTACGTACCTTACTCAATTAAAATTGGTAATCTTCAAATACAATATGGAAGATTAGACCCAATAGGAATGTTAATTGGAACTGTCGCTGACTTCAATGAAATTTATGCAGACTTAAATGATAAAGACCGACAGGAAATTGAAAATAATTTAATGAATTTTATGGTTAATCAAATGGAAGGTACAGGCCAAGAAAGTTTAAGTAAAAGTGCAAAATTTAATAACATGATTGTAGCTGGTTATAAATCTATATTTGAGAATATTGCATCTAAAACTTATTTAAGAAGTTTGATTGATTTCTTAACAGCAATTAATGGTGATGATATAGATAAAAGAGGTGCTTGGTGGATTAGAAATAAAGCTAGTTCATTCTGGCCAAATATTTTTAGTAAAGCAACTAATGACCCATACCTTAGAGAAACAAGAAGTTTACTTGATGATTTAAGAAAGAAAATTGGATTAGGTTTACATAAAGACGTTCAACTTGCTTATAACTTTATGGGAGAACCAATAGAAAATAAACAAAATGTTGCGGCAAGATATTTTAATGCAATAGTTAATCCTCTTACTATTAAATTTAGAGAAAATGACTTTGTATTAGAGAAAATTATTGAACACGAAATTAATATTCCTGCTCTTAGTTCTGTTAAAGAAGGAGTAGATTTAAGGGAATTTGTAGATGATAAAGGTAAATCAGCATTTGATTATTATAATGAAGAAATAGCTAAATCATCTTTAAGAAAAGAACTTGCAACATTATTCAAATCTAAAAGATTTAATGATGCACCTGACCAAATCATTCTTGATAAGAATAATAAATTTGGAGGTAAGAAGGCTATGACTTATCAAAAAGTTAAAGCTAAAAGAGATTTAATATTCTTAAAGATTAAATATAGCTCTAAGTTTAAATCAAAACAAAATCCTGAAATTACTTTAGGTAAAGCTTACGTAAACAAAACCGTAATAACAACTGTTGGTAAAGCAACCAATAAATATCCTACAAATATGAAAACCGGCATTTATGATTTCATTCAAAATAGCCCATAACAATTAAAAACTAGACACTTTAGATAACTAACTAACAACAACCCACTTTAGATATAATATGGCTTTTCAAGCTCGTGTATCTTTTACCGCAAATGGTAGCACAGATACCTTCAGTTTTTCTTTTAGCTACATCTCATCTAGCCACGTAAAGGCTTATGTAGATGGAGTCGAAGATACTAGCATTACATTTCCTACTACTTCTTCAGTTACTTTAGCAAGTACACCGACAAGTGGAGCTATTGTATTAATTAAAAGAGTTACTCCTATAGATTCACGATTAGTGGATTTTCAGGATGGCTCAGTATTAAGTGCAACAGATTTAGATAAAAGTGCTGACCAGAATTTTTATGCGGCACAAGAGACTTCAGATGAAGCTCAGTCACACTTAGGAATCAGTGATACTACAAATCAGTATGATGCTGGAGCTAGTGGTTCAAATTTAAGAATTATAAATGTTTTGAATCCTACTTCAAATCAAGATGCGGCTACAAAACATTATTTAGAAAATACTTGGTTAAGTACATCGGACAAAGCCAATCTCACGACTGTAGCTGGAATTTCAGGCAACATCACAACAGTAGCAGGAATTTCTGCTAATGTTACGAGTGTTGCAGGAGACGCAACGGATATTGGAGTTGTTGCAGGAAAAGCTACTGAAATTGGATTATTAGGGACTTCGGCAGTTGTTACTGATTTAGATTTATTAGCAACTTCGGCAGTTATTACAGATTTAGATTTATTAGCAACTTCAGCAAACGTAACAGCTATGGGTCTATTAGGCACATCAGCAAATGTTACTGCTATGGGTTTATTAGGAAATTCTGACGCAATAGCGGATATGAATACTCTTGCTACGTCAGATATTATTTCAGATTTAAATCAATTAGCTACGTCAGATATTGTTTCTGATTTAATTACTTTAGCGACTGGTGCAAACGTAACAGCTATGGGATTATTGGGAACAGCAGGAAATGTTACCAACATGGCTACAGTTGCAACTAATATTGCAGGAGTAAATAGTTTTGCAGATATTCCTGCTACTGTTGTAATGTTAGCATTAATTCCTGCAAGTGTTGTTAAATTTGTTTTGTCTGAACTAGATAACCAAGTATTTTCTAAATAATATTTTGTAGCCGCATCTTGATTTCCTGTTGGGTTAGCTACATTTAT